CCACACAAAATTATGCTCCTCACACCACCTATAAAATAGCTACTAGCTATCTCGATATATGGCTCGGCGCAATGGTAAACACTCTTAACTGAGTTTTGATAACACGGAATATACATGGCCAGCTCGCAAAACAGTGCTTTTTTTAACATAGCTGGATTTTTAGCCATAATCTCTTGTTTAACGTTGTCTAATGCCACCTGAAACGCTATGCGCTCGCTATCTCTGGCATTTACTAGAACCCTAGCCCTTGCTTGGTGTGGATACCCCGAAGCATGCATACACAATGGCGATATGTTAATTGTGTGTTCGAACTCGAAGCCGTCTTCATAAATTTTCATGATGTAACCTTCGCTTAAAACTCTCTTGCTCAGAAGCATCGGAAATTTTGCTGTATGTGTCAATAATTTCGGGCGTAGGCATAATTTTCTTAGTAAAGCAGTATAAAGCGATCTCAGCTGCTCTTGTATCGTGTGGCGTATCGTTTTTGTTTGTTTTTGACGTATTACCCATAACCCCAAAAGGACGGCTTGCCATATATTCTTGAGTTTTGCGTAATCTTTGCTCACCGCGTTTTTTGCTAATATATGCAATAGCCCGCTTGGTGGCTTGTTCAACAACTCTATAATCAACCTCATCACGTTTGAGGTGTTTGCACAATATGGTATTCACCTGACTACGCAATTGGTTTTCTGTAGTGGCTGGCGTAATTGTTGAGGCTAACTCCTCTAAAACATGGTTGATTGTCGCTTCGCTCATCTCCCCTCCCCCTCCTTTTTTTATAAAAGGGATGTTAAATGACTTAGCATAACCAAAGTTGTCCGCCTTTGTCATGCTACTTACAATATTTAGAGTCTTATTTATATATATATTACTATAGAGTTTAGTGTCTGTATGCGATGGATTCGTAAAGGATAGAAGCTGCAAAAACGAGGTAAGTAACAACATGGTTTTTTTAATAGCAGACGGTGATAGAGTGATTTTAAAAAACACTGGGGCAAACTTATTTTTACGCCCATTTGTGTTGTTACATTTGTGGCGCTCTAACCAACCTAGCTCAATAAAATAATTGATTGCATCAAAGTACGTTCTTATTGAAACACCTGCCCGCTCGGCTATTGTTTCAGATTTAGCAGATAACCAAATCTTATCCGCAAACTCATAAGCACGTGGGCTGCCTTGCTGTGTGGTCTCAACCGTTTTAGCTAATGTGCATAAAGCACCCCATACCTTTTGCTGAGCTGGGGATAACTTGTTAAAGGTGTAATTATCAACTGTTCCGACTTGCTCGGCAGGGTTAAACGCATAACGTTTTTTAGCAGAATTATACAGCTGGGTTTGTTTATTACCTAAAGGCTTTGAAGTAGTTGATTTACTTGTCTCTTTGTGGTAATCTTTATTTATATTAGATGAAAGTAATTCAGCTAGACTTTTAATCATATTTAAAAACTCCTTTTTTAGGTATGAAAGTTTTATTAGATGAAAGTAATTTAGCTAGATTTTTTAAAAAAAATTGAGCTTGAGCTAGATTTTTAATCATGTTTAAAACTCCTAAGTTTAGTAGAGGTTGCTGTTCCCGAATACCGTGGTAAGTTAGAGGGATAAAAAATTTATTGGCACTAGTTTAGCATAAAAACTTTACTAGTGCCATAATTTGTTTAATCAGGTTTTTCACACCTGCAAAAATACTTTACGTCATATATCCGTTTACGCGGTCTTGTTATGTGAGTTAAATTGTCATAACACGTCTCGCAACGCTTAGACTTAAGAAGATTAACCACCTTTGCCCTCACTGGCCGCTTTGGTTTACTGTTCTCCAAATTCTTCATGCCAAGCCTTTAATAATAATAAATCTTTGCTATTTTTTAAAAGATGTTTGCTTTCAGAAACCCACCTTTGCATTTTCGCAAGAGTTAAAGTACCCATTCCTTTAAGGTTTCCACTACGAACCCTCAACCAATGAGTCCTTGAAATACCTATCTCGGCACAAGCTTCTTGACTACTAATTAATTTGGCTTTTATAATTGCTAGGAATAACGGTTCAAAGTTATATCCTGTTATTGTCCCTGCATATGGACCCTTGCTATAAGGCATAGCTTCCTTGTTTTAAAAATGTATGTATTGTTATTTATAGTATACTAGAGTATTAAAGGAGTGTCAACGTGTTTAGATTATCAGATTTACAACTAGTTCCACATATTAGTGACGCAGACTTTCGCGAGCAAATTGAAAAAGAGGTTTTGAGTCAAGAACAGCTGGACGAGAAGCTCAAAAGTGGTGAAGCTCAGCCATTGAAGTATGGCATCGCTAGTGTTGTGTATCACGAGGGTGACAAATCAATTACTATCGATAATATTTTAGTTACGATTTACCACCAAGCAGTAAGCTACAACCTACCTATTAACGCAGGTTTTACGAACGCAGGTACACAACAAGTTTTACAAAATTACATTGTCAGCGAGTTAGTACGACGCTATAATGTGATAGTTGATTCAGACAAGTCTGCTCCAGTCGAAGCAGAAGTCTTGTCGTAATGACTTCCTCCTCCTATTTAAGCCCCTAACGCCTCACAATGTTAGGGGTTTTTTGTTGACATTTGTGGTTATACATGTTAAAATATGTTTATAATAGTGAAGGAAGTATTATGTTACCAACTAAATGTTTTCTATGTAATCCATTAGTTCGAGAATATGCAGTCATTCATCTTTGCGAGGACTGTAAAGCCAAAGACTTTAGAGATCTTAAGCTTGAGATTCTGATCCGCAAAAACCAACTTCAATCTAACGAAATGGCTGAGTATAATGGCTGTTAATTTTGAGTTATCAAGCCTCGACACTGGCGAGCTATACAAGGCACTTACAAAGGCGCAGTCTGCTTTCACTGAGTGTGCCGTTAACGGAAGCAATCCTTTTTTTAATTCAAAATATGCCTTACTAACAGATTTAATTAAAGCTAGTAGACCTGCCTTAGCTGATAATGGTTTATGCGTTATCAGCAAAATTTTGCATATTGATGGGGAGATTTACACTGTGTTAGAACTTCACCATGGTGAAAGTCAGCAGTTTACACGCTGTTGGCAAAAACTAGAACCTAACAAAAAAGACGCGCATGGATATTCTAGTGCTAATACATACTGGCGCCGTACTATGTATAGAGATTTAATTAACGTAAATTGTGCTGACGGTGATGATGATGATGGAAATTATGCTTCTACTAGTGTTCCTAACAATAAAAGTAATAGTGCTAATAATAAGTTAGCTCAAAAAACTGCTGACGTTGCTTCTAACAATCAAAGTGTTATTACAAGTAATCAATTAGCGGAATTGGAAGAAAAGCTTTTTGATGACCCTGGATTACGAGATGATATTTTAAAGTTTTATAAAATCACCCATTTATCACAACTTAAGCAAAGCCAGTTTGCTAAAGTAATATAGTTTTTTAAAAAATGACTCCATTATAAACTCCCCCGCACATCTTTCATTAGACGGCGGGGGATAAAGGTTAAGGCTTTTCAGGACTCTCTGGTGTTAAATCCACATCAAGACCTGTTACTTTGTGTAACACTACTTCAACAACCTCTTCAACTTGGTTGTCGTCTTTATAGTCTGGCGTGCGTGATTTATACACAGCGACACCACCTATCAAAGAACCTACAAGCACGATTTTTGCTATTAAAGATAGTTCCAACATATTACTCCTTAATTGGTGTTTCTATTGAATACTGAGGCTTATAATCATTTTGAGCAAATACAAGCTCAGCGAGGGCATCTTTGTTAGTAGGTAGCGAATCAAAACGCTCTCTAAGTGTAGGCAACCAACGTTTTATTAAACTGTCATAACAGTTTTCTAATTTATGACTAACAATATAATTAACCCGTCTTTCCATGTCAGCAACAAAAATGTCTTGGTTAATTACATCTTGTATAATTTTTTGCTGTGTTCGATTTAATTCTAATACTTCTTTGTTATCTACAAAAAATTTCATAATAATCCTTTTTTTTATTGCAATAAACAACCGCTAAACCATGTTAAACCATTGACGCCATCACCTGCAATATCGGCAGTATTAGCTGCTAAACCAGTAATTTGAACTTGAACATATGCTATATCGCCTGAATCCATGTCGGCATTTACAGCAATATTTATAGAAAAATAACCATTAGAAGAAGTTGGGACTTGCTGGCTATAGTAAGAACGATTGCTAGTTATTAATTGTAATTGGCAACCAGTCGCACCAGTAAAATTATAAACTCTTGCCTGTGCAGTTAGCATATAACGCCCTGTTGCAGGCGCCGTAAATTCTCCGTTTACAGTATTAAAACTATTTGATTGGTCATAAATTTCTGTAAATCCAATAAGTTTATACGTAGCCCCATTTCCAGTTTGGTCTATTGCATCTGCAGTTAAAACTGCAAAAAAACTTGCTTGCAACGGTAGGTTGATTTGGTTGTTTGATGCCGTGTAAGTTAAAAAGTTACCTAACCCCAGAGCTGAACTGTTAGCTATAACAAATTGATCTGTACTTGTGTCTATGCCCAAAGCTACAGCTCTGACCCCATAATTCACAAATCTTAAAAAAGCGTCTCCTCCAGTAGCGGCGGCTTGACCAATAACACTGCATTCAATTTGACAAGAACTACCAGCTGCGCCAGTACTATTTAAAGCTCTAAATGCATCAAATTGAGCTCCTGACACAACACCTAAAAATTGCGCTCCATATGTGGCAGCAGCGTTAAATCCATTGACAGTTAGGGCTGTCCCCGCTGCTGCAGGAGTATTAATAACTACTTGACCGTCTGCATTTAAAATCATGCGTTGACCAAGCGCACCTGCAGTGGATGTTGTCCACCAGTCCATACCGCCCGAAACATAGCCTGCGGCAACATTGGTTGCATACATTCTTTGAAGTGCGGCTTGACGATCTACAAAACCACTTTGACCATAAGCTTCAATTTGCCATAAAACATCATTAGCAGTAATAGTACCGGTTGTGTAGCGTTTAAAGTTTCTATAATATACTGGCTGTGCATCGTTTGATAATTGCACGCAACCAAGCGTTGGCGCACCACTAAAACTTTGCTGTACGGTAATAGCATTATCAGCAGCTGTGCTGAATACGGTCAACGCCGCACCAGATGTAGGGCCGTTAACAGTAAACCCTGTACTTTGATTATTTATTGAATTTCTTACTGGCATATTACACCACGTTTAAGTTACCAACACTACTTAGGGTAACCCATGTAGTATTAGCGGTTATACATAATAACTCTAAAGCATCGTATTGGTTGGTGCTATCAATGTATCCACCAACACCAGCTGTTGTTGATGTATTGCCAAAATTGATAGTTTGACCAGCGTTTTGACCGCATCGCCACCCACCAGCACCTTTACCAGCAATACGAACACGATCACCTACCACAGCTGTCGCAGGCAAGGTTAAAGTAACAAGGCCAGCATTGTTAGCAATATAGCCAGAGTCGACAGCCATAGCTTGTGATGTGCCTGTAACCTCTGTCCATGCTATGCCGTTGGTGCTTGCGATGGTAATAGTATTAGCTCCTGGTGTTACACTAATCCCAGCACCTGCTGTTATTGTTGCAGTACCAAGTTGATCACTAGCCATTGTTATTACTTTGGCTACTGAACCTACGTCAACGCCGTCAATGCCAGCAATAAAACATTTATTTTGTTGGAATGAACCTGAACCAGATATACCTATGCGAATTGCGTTAGACTGACCATTTACCCCAGCGTTACCAATACAAATATTACTAGAATCAGCTAAGGTATAATTCTGACCACCATTATTATTATAATTACCTAATATGATATTGTGGGAACCTGTGGTAATAAATAACCCCGCACCATAACCTATACCAATATTATTACTACCTGAAACTAAACTTTGATAAGCTTGTCCGACAGCAGTATTAAAACTTCCAGTAGTCAACACTGTTAAAGCTGTAGGAGCAAGAGCTGTATTATGGGTACCAGAAGTAACGTTTGATAGAGTGCTTGTTCCTAGTCCTGTGTTGTTGGTGCCTGTTAATGTAAAATTACCCGAAACAACGCCTACAAACGTATTAGTAGTACCATAATTGTGTATAAATCTATTACCACCAGCAGTTATTACACCAGTTGCACCACTTGTAGTAGTAGTCAAATTAATATTGCCAGCAGATAAAGTCAAATCACCCGCCGTAATTGTTTCACCGCCACCAACAATAGTCAATGCAGTACCAGATACAGGGGCATTAATGGTTACATTACCATCTGCCGAAATATTCATTCGCGTATTTATAGCAGCATAAGTAGTAGGACGTGTTCTAAATTGCAAACTACCACTAACAGATGCACCGTTTACAGTCTGCGCTTGGGCTCGGATATCAGCTGCTTCGATTGCGGTACCACCCTGAAAACCTCTAAACTCTAAGCGACCTAGATCGTCAGACGCGTTTACATCTGCTGTACCAACCCTAGATCTAGTAAAATGAATATGAGGACTATTGGTTGCTGTAGCATTAGCAGTACGCAAATTAATGTTTGCAGAAGTTTGGTTATTGGTTACAAATAACGTTGTTTCGTTTGTAGCTGGGTTGTTAATTGTTACTTGCCCGTTTTGACCAATAGTCATGGCTAGCTGTGTGCCAGTTCCAAAACTAGTATTAAATTGAAGCTCAGAGGGTACGTTACCAGCTGGAGCACCAACCGCTTGGCAATAAATATAACTAGCTGATTTATAAGTGCTTGTTCCAGCATCATAACCAGTCCATAGTATTTGACCTAATAAGTCTAGGTTAGCTACAGATGCAAAATTATTGCTTTTTCTAAACTGGATCAGTGCAAACTGCAATGGTCCATTATTGTCGTTTCTAAAACTGTTATATGACATCAGAACACCTCGTAGTTTGTGCCGTTATACAATATTCTTACTGAACCAAACGACGCGTTTATAATGTAATTTGCTGATCCATCTATAGTTTTACCACCAACAAGCGACTGAATAGTGATTTGCCCGTCAAATGCTTCAGGAGGATTTGTATAATTAGCTTGGCCAGTGCGATCTTTTATAATCCATGTTTCGCCGACTGCAACACCAGCTGATGGTAAATTAATTGTTATAAGACCACCGTTAGTATTACAGCTAATATATTCAGTAGTAACCGATGCATTATAAACACGCGGATATGGGCCGCCAACATCTACATAACTTATTATAGGCGATGGATTAACCGTTAAATTTAAAATATTACCTGCACCATTACTAAACGTTAGATTACCGTTTGTGCTGTTTAAGATAATATTATTTGTTGCATCTGGTGATACAGGAGGAGCAACAAGCGTACCAACGTTAGACCCTTGAAGAGTTTCTACCACCGTGCCTGGAGGATATACACCCCTGTTTAATATTCCGCTTTGAGACATATTATACCCCTGAGTAAATGCCTGTTAAAATAACTAGGCCTGATGTTGTAATGACGTCTGCTGCAATATAAAATTGTGTTAATGCTGGAAACTGCAAAGTACTACCCATGCTGGCTCTATTTGTACCAAGATCATAGAGTACAAATCCGTTTGCAGGTATGTAATCATGAATTGTTACCCCATCTGTTGATAAAGAGATGTTTTGATCTGTAGTATTTGATATTTTTAAAATACGCAAAGGTTGATCAACGGGTGTACCTAATGGCGTAAAAGCCGCTGGTATTGGCGAAAGTACTACACGAGCATCAATAAATTTTGCTTTAATAGTCGTATTTAACATAATTTTTCCTAATCAAATATATCTGATTCTCGCAAAGAATAACTTAACATATGTGCCAGCTGTTCCATAGCTTGCTCAAGTTCGGCAGCTGTGGTGTCCACTGGCACATAAAATTTAAAATCTTTGCTGTTAATTGTAAGTTCGACGCAAAGATTGGTTTTCATTAGCTAATTAACTGCCCGTAAAACTGTGTTCCGCGTTGAGTTCCCGCTGCTGTTCCAAGATAAGAAGCACTATTTGCTGCACCACCAGAAAGTTGACATTTAACGACTACATAATGTGTTGCTTGCATAGGTATAACAACTTGACCTTGAAAACCTACTCTATCATCTACTGCAGGATTCGATCTAATTGCACCTGCATTACAAGTATCAAATTCATAGAATGCTACAGGATTGTTAAGGGCATCATACATTTCTATTTTAACTACACCTGTAACCATGAGAGCCGTTACCCCACCAACCAAAACTGACGCTCCAATTAAATAATTACCGTTTACTGGTGCGGTAAATTTACCGTTAGCTGCATTATAATTAGTGCCAACATTTATGGACACAGTATCAAATAATATGACTGGCTCAGCACCATTTCCAGTTTGTGCAGCAATATTATTAGTTAAAAAAGCGTTAAAACATGGCTGGACAGGCAGATTTACAGCGCCTGTAGTACCATCAATGGTAAGTCTATCATTAGTACCTAAAGCAGCTCCTTGACTAATTACAAAATCGCCTGCAGATGCATCTTTACCAAGTGTAAATCCACCTAAAGCTGTGTCTGTAAGTCTTATTTGTGCATCACCAATTCTACCAGCACCAGCATCTTGGTTAGTTGTTATTACTGTAATTTCGCAAGTTCCAGTACTTGCAGCATTTTGATTGACAAATTGAACAGCATTATGGTTGCCTGCAACGCTTGCTGCAAAAGTTGCTGAGGGTTGCGTAGCAGTATTTTGTCCGAAAACTGTTAAAGAAGATGTTACTGCAGTAGCTGAAGGATTAATTATCACTGCGCCAGTATTATTTACAAAGTTGCCATTGTTTGTTAAACCAGCAGTAGTTGTAGCCAATAACGATGTAACGCCAGCTGTTTGTGTAATATTTCCAACAAATGTAGATGGTCCGTTTACAGTTAAGCTAGTAAAAATACCAGCGCCACCGTTAGATAATGTTAGCCAGTTGCTATTACCACCTGTAACAGATGATAATACGTATACGTTATTAGCCGCTGTATATACCCAAAAAGTACCAATACGCGCTTTATCTTGCTGTGTAGGTGCACGGTTAGCAATAATTGAAAATGGTGGTAATGGCTGTAACGCATTACCAATACCATAACCTTGTTGTAATCTTAATGGACTTGTTGCCATAATATCCCTTGTTTTATGTTAATAATTACCCTAGTTAACTACAATTGCTAAGAAACCCATAACTTGTTATTTTGTGGTAAATTGGCTTAAAAGGTTACAAGTAAGGGTTACAATGGAGCGAGACAATTTAAAGCGCATCACGTTATTTATACCCAACGAGTGGTTTATACAAATCCAAGAGTTGTGTATTATTCAAAAACGGAGTTACTCACACTATATTAGGCAAGCTATCTACTTAAAAATCATCGAGGATCAATTAAATGACACGTCTCAGTAATAATGCTCAAGAACTTAAAAGCGTCAATCGTAGGCTAAATTTAGTGCTACTTTTGTTTGTAGGTATATTAGTCAAAGATTTATATGTTAATCGACGTTCTTATATGCACCATGCCAAGAATATTTTACAAGGCACAGCAAATTGTATTAGTATAAAAGAGGATTAGAAATAATCTTACTTTCTATGTGTGAGGTGAAGGAGTCTCATGGGACTCCTTTGCTTTTTCTAAGCTTGTTGAGGCTGTAACGTAGCGGCTTCGCCTACTTGACGTTTAATAGCTGCTTCGTTTTTGCGTAAGAATTTATCAAATGCTAGCAACGTGCTTCTAATTGCACCACCGTCATTTTTAGCTGAAGCTTGTATTATGTCGGATATAAGTTTAGCACCCTGTTCGTTGTTATATGCCCATTTAAGAATTTTAGCACCTTGCATAGTCTTATCTATAAGCAAACCACCTAGAGCAGTTCCTGCTAACGCACCAGCTTTTTTAACTGTCATAAATGGTAAAGCATACACTGTTGCAGGGTTATTTCTTAACATATTAACAATTTTTTCACCTTTGGCTTCCTGTAAAGCAGTTGTAAAAGGTGAGCGCCAGTTTTGTATTGTGTATAATTCATTAGCAGCTAAGAAATTTTTATATGCTTTAGGGTTGCTTTTGCCAGCTTCTTTAAGAGCATCACCTAAAACATCTCTATATTTACGATATATTTGAGCTTCAGTAGTACTGCCTTCTACAAAGTTTGCGTTAATATTTTGATACTCATCTACCAAGTCATTGAATGTAAGTGTTGCACCCTTTTTTTTAAGAATATTTTGCTCTGAGGCGTCTTTTAAATTTTGTGTTGATTTTTCAATGTTTGTTAGTAAAGACGTTTCTTCAGTCCTACCATATTTTGACCTCTTACCAGTAGTTTTCTTGCGAGCTTCTTTTGCTACTTCGTTTAATTTATCTATAATACCAGGTTGCCCTTTAATAATTTCGCCTTGTTTATCCAGTTTTACTTGCTCTTTTAATTTTATAGGCACATTTTTGCCCTGAAATTGTGTTGTAGCAATAAAATCACCTTCTTTTCTAGCATCTCCATATAGCTTCGATGTTAGTTTACCGACAGGTGTTTTGGGATCTATTCCTCGAAGATAATTATTTAGCGCGCCAAACGATTTTCCAAAAGCTAAATTTGCTACAATGCCTGTGCCTAAGTTAACATATGGGTCTGTGATACCTGCATCTTCTAGAGCAGCTAAAGTTGTACCTGTTGCCATCTGTGTTGCTACATTAGGAATATCGGCACCACCAAACGCCATCAAAGTTGGTGTAGCCCTTACGCCAAACCTCAAGCCTTTTTCTACGATGCTTACATCTTTATCAGTAGAACCAGGGCTAATATATTCTGCTACCTGCTTAATTGTTTTTCTGATCGGCTCAGTTATATTGCTTAACTTATAATCTTGAAACAACGATGCGCTTACAAGCTGTGGCAAAACCTTCATTCTTTGTTCTAAAGGCATTTGATCTAAAGCAGCTTGTTGTTGTTCTAGAGGCAATTTAGTTAATTGTAAAACACCTGGTTCCGTTAACTTTTGCATAGCTGCACCAGCTAATTGCTCTGGTAGCTCAGGTATATCTAAAGCTCCTTGAGGAAATTGTTCGGCTATGCCGACTGCTTGCTGCGTATATGTCCTTGGTTTTCTCTCTTTAGGCGTTAAGTCGGCAATCGCACTCTCTACAGTTTCTTGCTGCATTGGCATACCTAGCTGCCCTTGCATACTCATATCTTGTTGCTGCATGTCCATACCTTGCGGCATCTGTGCTTGCATAGCTTGGCCTGGTTGTGTTTGTGCAACTGCGCCAGATATCATATTACCAACTGAAGATACCGATTCAGGGTGCGCCCTTAAGTAACCAATCAAAGCATTTGCTCGTTGTTCGTTGTTTTTAGCTGTTTCAAGTGCTGATCCTAAGCCAACAAGTTCTGGGTCTTTGAGTGCCTTCAACTGCGCCGCGACGGTATTAATAGCATCTATGTTACCTGTAAATATTTTTGACAGGTAGTTAGTAGCAACGTTAGAACCATAACCTTTTTGTATTAATTTGCGCAAATTATCAATTAAAGGCTTAGCTAAACCTTGGGCCTCTTGTCTTTGATATTGTGACGAGCTTGTAACAGTTTGTATTTCCTTAGGTGTTAATCCTGCTAAATTTGGGTCTCCCAGTAAACCAGCTAATCTTTGCCCTTGCTGTAATTGTGTTTGTCTTTGTATCAATTGATTTAATAACGCAGGGTCAGCCATAGCCATTTGTTGTAACTGCTCACCTTGAATGCCAGGCAACAACCCTTGTAATAAAGGTACGTTATAAGAAGCTTGCTGCCGTCTCATTAAATCTTGGGCTTTCAGTTGGGCTAAACCTTGTAGACCTTGGGCCAAACCAGCTCCTAGCGATTCCCCTATCCCTTGTTCAGGTATTATTTGTACTGCCATGTTTCTCCTAGAAATAATTTACGCCTAGTGGTCTAAAAAACCCATCTGCTCCAACACCACCTGCTTGTTGGGCTAATCCGCTCAACGTTTGAGCTGGGGATAAATCTTGACCCATACCACCCATACCGCCCATGCCCATAGCTAGATATGGCAACATCTGCAATAAAGAAGCTCCACCAATCTCCGCTAACCCTTTTTGTCTTGGCATATAAGCTGATTCAAAGCTTGGCTGTCCTGCTAGTCCTAGTAATCCCATCATATTACGTTGTTGAAAAGCTCCTTGCTGAGCTGCTAAAGCTTCTTCTAAGTTGGCTGCTGACCCGCCTAGCTGACTATAAAGAGCTGGGCTTGATAAAGCGTTTTGCCCTAATGAGCTAAACCGTTCTGCTATAGTTGGGATAGCTTGTTGGCTAAACTGACTTCTTGCACGCTGTGCAATTGGCCCAAAATCTAACTGTCCACCTGGCTGCAACCCTCCCATCAAATTACGAATAGCTTGGTTTTGTAACTGTTGTTGTTGCGGGGTAAAACGTTGAAACGTTTTTTGCTGGCCCTCTTTTCCAAAAATTGCATCACCTACTCCTCCACGCGAGGCTAAACCGCCTAATGCGGCACCGCCTGCTGCTGCGCCTAAATATGGAGCAGCTTGGGCTAAATATGGTAAAGCTGCTGCTAATAATGCTGGTATTGCCATAATAATCCTTTATATAAATATTGTTGTAATATTACCTTAAAGTTTGAGGTACTCAAGCACAACCCAAACTTCATTAAACGCTGTCAAGTTAGTTGTAGTTATCAAAGTGATATTTGTCTCATCAACCAATAAATCAATCGGATCAACCCCTGTACATGGTATTGGTTTATAAAGCTTGGTAGGAATAGTATTGATAGTATTTGCAGCACCATACATGCGCACAAACTTAGTAGTATCCGTTATTACAATGCCATGCGGTATGGTTTTTGCTGCAGCGTTTAACAATGCACCACAAAACACTATTTTGCGATAGACTTGGCGCGGGTCAGCGTTTACTTTGCTGTCGTTACTAGCAACGACCCCAGTAAAGTTAGTTATTTCGTTAATAGGGCACCACTGTTGCCCATTTACAAACTCGGTCTGTGAATACAACCCACTGTCTTTAAGATTCAATGCAATGGCTATTTTGTTGATGTTTTGATATAGCCTTAAAAACAACTCCCGACTATCTATTTCACCCTGTGAAGCTTGCAAATATTCGTCCCATATCTGCGTAGTATCTATAAACAAACCGACATTATTTTGCTCCATGCTACCGCCTCAAAAAAATTATGTTATATTGTTGGCGTATCGCATTTATTTCCTGTATGATCTGCCAGTCCCTGCTCGGATTGGCAGATTAATTTATTACCTCTTTGATTACTAGATAAACACAAAATCCTATACAACAGGCTTTTAAAAACCTGTGAGCATAAACTATTAATATGTAATTATCGTCCATTATTGTAATCCACTGCTTGTAGGTTGAGCATAGATAATCATTGAGTGCATTTGGAAGTCCTGCTCAATTCCATAATTAGTTGCTGCCGTAGCTGGATCACCTGTCAAAGTAAAATTAAATGGCTGGTCATCATCATTAGCTAGTACTATTTGTATAAATTCACCATCTGCGCTTAAATAAACGTTATGCCATATTAGTTCTTGAAATTGCTCATAAGGGGCTAAAGCATATGGCGATGTTTCAAGTTGTGAATTGCCTAACAAAGCGGCATTAGGTTGTGGAAAACCTAACGATCTAGCAGTACCAATATTGTAATTTACTCTTATGTAGTTACTATTAGTTTTGGTTACTAAAAAGTTTATACGACTAATGTAAGCATTGTAATCTTTACCAACATACAAGTTAAAGTCTTTGGACTGTATATTTATCAAGCTAACACGAGCAATAGTCCCCAGTCCTGTATAAGTACCTGTAAAAGTAAATAGAGTTACTACATTATTAGCCGTGTCTAACTTTCCTGCAGTAATTCGAACTTGGTTTCTATCAACAACTGTTATAACTTTTGCTACAAACCTAGTTAAGGTATATACAACATTTAATGGGTCAGTGTAAGTAACAGCAATACCGCCTAAAGTGTCAATTGCTATATAATCTCCAGCGGCTAAATTATGGTTAACGCAATATATATAAATTGGAGTACTTCCCGCAACTGCACTATTAATTGTACCGCTAGCGTTGCTAACGCCAGTTATAGATAATCCCGGTGCGTTTGCAGAATAGTTATACTGCATAATATGCACAAAACCTTGTTGATTTCCAGCTACTACTCTAAGTGTTTTAATAGCGTTACTAGTACCAACATCACCGTTCCACTCATCTAGAGCGTTTACCCAATAAATATTTGTCAAACTCCATATAGCTTGAGGTGCAGGTGCGTTTAAACTGGTTTGGTAGAATCCTAAAAAGGTATAACTATCATCTATAAAAGACCATGAGTTATTAACATAATTATATACTATTAACCTATTTGGGTATGGAAAATCAGCAGTTCTACCAGATCCAGGATATGTCCACATAGCTACTTCTGGCTCATAATTACGAATACCAACTACACGCTCTAGCCCTGCATCTTCATTATGCAAACCAAATACAAAATTTGGTATTTTTTCATCTATACGGGCAACGTTAGCGCCTGTGCAGCTATGTATTCCAACATTACCAAAACCTAATACTGTTTTATCAAACGGTATGGTACTAAATGTAGACTCCGCCCCTAATTCAGTATTAATTTTTTGCCATGTAAATGGGTAAATTTGGTTACCTGTATAGACAAGCTCCCACGTAGACCTCTCAAAATAAACTATCAATCTATCTTTTAAAAACTCGGCTGTAATAATAGCTTCTTGTGTTGCTGCATCTATTGCATTACCAAATCCTGGCAAATCTCCCATAAACGACACAGAGGTAAAGATTGTACCGCTTGACCCAAATAACGGATTACCCACTGCGCTAAATCTACACCTATTTGAAAACACTGTGTCTACACCATTAACTTGTTCTACAGTATTTAAAAATACTAATCTATTTTTAAACTGCACAATAATTCGCGCTGTAGAAATTTTAAAACTATGGCTGTAATAAACTGCAGTATTTGGCGACGGCGTTGCACTAGGTGCTATATCTAATTGACCTGTTGCCAAATCAATTGTTGTACCTGGTTGTTGAGCACATGGTGCGGCTGTAGTTAAAGGCACAATTAATAAGTTACCTGTTGCGGCTGGGACAATAAGAGCAGTACTTCCAACTATAAAGATATCGCCTGCTACTGGTAATGGGTTTACTATAAAAGCAACGACAGCACCAGCACCATTTGTTGTAGTTATTTGCGTGCCTTTACTATGAAACAAACTTGGCTTAATCCATGTACCTCCTGGTATTTGATTGCGAAACCTAATGCCGTCAAGAGTACGAAAATTTGTTACCCATAAATAATTTTCGCTTGGTGTTACCCCACGATAGTTTACAATCCAAAAAAGCTGGTTATCTGCACCAGTCCAAGTGTCCTGGCCACCACTAAGCCGTTGCCAATCACCACCGCTGTAAAAATATGCAAACTTAGTATCAAAAGCAACTGTAGTTTCATCGTTCGTAAAAGGTTCTTCAAATTGTCCTATACCTGTAACAGGTAAAGCAGGATACAAAAAAACTGTGCCTACTGAACCTGCAATAGTTATTTGATTTGCTCCAGGACCTACGACTGCCGTTACAGCATTGTTAGTAGTTAATAATGGTTCACCAATTGTACTATTTACAACAGTCAAAGTTTCACCATTAGCAACTTGTTCTTCTATTTGCATACCAACCGCCACATTTAATGGCAGAGTAATTACACCGCCACCGCCAATAGCTATACCTGGTATCCGCAACCTACTACCATTAACGCCGTTAGTCATTAAAGTACTACCAATACGTTTTCTAACTCTGCCACGCCATGTATAGGCATTATTCATAGTTGTAAATGCGTTATCAGGTAATAGCCATGGTTTAAAATTTGTTTGGACGCCCGACTTGTCGTCGGTGTATCCAATTATAAATTTGTCTATTGGCATGTTAAAAACCTATAGCAACATATGCAAAAATACCACTTTGTCCAGCTGAAGTGCCCGATGTTCTAACACTTCTACAACCAACCTGAATAATTGGGCCAGCAATACCAGCAGCTGGAAGAGTAGCATGGGCAACTGCTGAAAATGTTGTACCAATGAACGGTGTAAGCATTACGCTAAATACCTTGTTGGGAAATGGGATTGGAAATACTATATTAGCAGATGGTGAAATGCTACCATTATCTGGTATGCCTTGGGTAAAAGAACTATATTGTATTAAAATTCCAGATGGTAAATAAGTATAGCCTGCTTGTCCATTAATTCCTGGATTGTTTAATAATTGTGATTCAGTAAATGGTACGTTTAAAGTCCCCCATGTACTTGGGTTTGCTGTTTTTATTGGTATTACAGCCCACATTCTTGATTGTGAATTTGGATCGTTAGCAGCATTTAAAGCCGCATAAATACCTAATGTTCCTCGACCATTTGCAGGATTTATAGATGGTGTAAAATTACCACCAGCAACATAAGTTTGTTGTATTAATGATACTTTAGCGTGTTTACCTTCGTTACCGCCTGCCCCGCTAATTTGCACATGGTCGACGTTAGTCCAAACTTGAAGTTGTTGAAAGTTTTGCAATATCAATGGTTGAGTAAATGAAATAGCTTGTTGCGGTTGTGGTACGTCTGGTGTATATGCTGGCATAATTTTATCCTTTTATAAATTGTTAAAAACCTAGTTATTAATTGCCACCAATTAATTTTTTGTTCATTAAAATACTGTTTAAAAGTTGCCGCCGCCACTAAAGAAGCCTGGTCCATATGCTCCTGCGGCAGTCATTTGTTCTGTATATATTGTGCTAGAGCGTTGACTGGTCTGCTGTACAATTGTACGGCGCTGGATCAAGTCCATCTGGCTTGTAAATTCAGGCATAATGGCTTTAACAGACTCATAGTCCTGACGGTCTTGAAAGACCTTGATTGAAGCCCCGTACGCTATATACTGCCACCACTCTTTAAGCTTTGGATTTTGCGTATCCGCCAGCAAAGCAGCAGGTTGCACAAATACTTCCATATTGATGCGGTATGCTTTATCAGGCACTGGACGCACTACAAATTTACCGTCATAGAATAACACGGCTTGCGGTAAACTAGGCGATACTAATACTGTTTCAGAATATATAGGCGCTCCAGCTAACGCTGCTGTAGCTACGCCGTTGAGGTTAAAACCGTTTGGTATATTTACCACGCCTGTTAAATAGTTAATTGTACCGAGTACTGTTCCTAAAAAATTAGGCTCAACCAAATTACCTGAAATACCATTACCAGCTATCGGTAAGTCAATTAAAGTTAATGCATTTTGTAACGCATCGACTGTTGTTATAACTATACTATTGCGTAATAGACAAGTAGTTATACTTACACCGCCAGTATTAGCTTGCTGTGTATTGATTGTAAACGTTATAGCTTGTCCCACGTTACCGTCACCTGTAGCAGATGTTTGGGCTATAGAGTTTATTTGAGGATAGACACCAAAAAAAGATGTTCTGCTTTCACAAAACCAAGATTGGTAGCCAGCTATAAACACTGGTGGGTGTACAGTAATATATCTATTTTTAAAATCAAACAGCGGGCTTTCTGGTGGAGCTGTAACTGTATCATATGTATCTACGTACGGAGTTGTATAGAAACTGAATGTCTCACGTAGGTTTGCTAAGCGTAAATGCTCTGGAAAATCGTATAAAACAAATGTGTTGATATAGTCATTTATTTGAGCGTCTGTTAGCTGGGAGGGAGACAGGCTACGGGTAAGCCGTCTTACTTTAGTTCTGATGGTTTGTAAATCTGCCATACTACATCCTTATTATGTAAATTGGTAATAGCTTAGCAAACTTACAAACCAGTTGAATTGTTAATTCAATATATTTCTAGTTGCCGCGTATAAAATGCTGTTAATTTCGCCAGTTGGCACTGCTTGTGGAAACTGTTCTGCTGCTGGAGGAGTAATATAGGACGCCATGTTTATTGTATCTATAGGCATAGAAAACGTTGTATTAGTGAGCACTAAAATAGGCGCTTCTACATGGTTTAGCTCTGTAATGCCATAACCTTGTGGCACATATAAGCGTATTATCAACCCAGTAACAAATTGATTATCAAACGAAGTAGTAATTACTACAGGGTTTGAGTTTGTTATGTTAGTTATAATCCTCATAGCTGGTTGAAATATTGGCGTTGCTACAGCAAGTATTGGCATCTAGATCCTTTCTACAGTGATAATCTCTTTGCTTGGCTGAGCATCGATGCCCATAAAGTCTAATGATTGGAAACTACAACGGCGTACTTTTTGCCCAATCTTAGCAATAGGTTTACCAAACTCATCTTGGCTATAAGAGTGTATTGGGTAAAAACAATTTGTATTTAAATGACGTGCTACGCCTAATGGTAGTTCATATATCTCACCATCACGCAACGAGTAGTTTTGTGGGGCATCACCTTTATATAATTTTATACTAAAGTCCATGACACCGCCTGGCACTTCGTGAAAGATAAATTTGCCGCTTACTTTTTCGGCATCACGGTTGCGTAAGGCTTCCATCTCTTTGCTTGTTAACTTTTTTCTTTCCATGATTACTCCCTTGTTAAATGTTAAGCGGGGAGGGGTAACCCTCCCATCCGAATAAGATTATGCGTATTCTTCAGAGTTAAAGCAAGCTCCAACTTTCCAGAAACTAACCTCAGTTGCAGCACCAGCAGGTTCGTTAGCACCAGCTTTTAAGCGGATACCAATAAAACCTTGGTTTACTGTAGCATCAGCCAAAATGTTAGCATTTTGTGATACTGAGTAAGCTGTGTCTTGGCCGAAAGGTATCATCTCTGGCAATTGTGAACCAGCAGCAACTTCTGCAGATGTTGGATAAGTAAAAACTTGACCACTACCAACAATGTCGATAGTAAAGCGAACTGATCCAAAAGCAGCTAATGGAGCGTCGTTAGCAACTACGCTTGTTACTGTAGCTGATACATAGTTGTTTGATGAGTTTGAATCAAGTAATGCACTAATTGCAGCACCACATGTTGAAGGGATCTTGAATCTAACCTGTTGTCCTACTGTCATCCCGTGTGGAATAGAAGTAGCAACAGTAATTACACCAGCAGCTTGTGTAATGTTGGTGATGATTCTGTTTGCTGGATAGAATCTTGATGTGATATCAATACGCTGTATGTTACCGTTAGTACCAGCAACACCAGAAGCTGTAGCTAATGCGTTGTTTGCAGCTAACAATAAACTAATATTGTTACCAGCAACAACACTAACAATCATATCTACACCGTAGTTACCAAAAACAGCTGCACCACCAGTAGCATTAACCACCCTAACAATATTACCTACAGCGACAGCACCAGCTGCTACTGCTGCGGCAGATGTTACCACAGGAACAGTTGCGCTTGTTTGTGCTGTAGTAGCATATTGAATAGATGCAAAGTTAGCTGGGTTAGAGTAATCGATGATAGTAAATGAATCAGCAGCTGTGTAGGTAACAGCACCAGCAACATCAATTCGTATACCAGTAGGCATACCTGTTTGAAAGTAAAACTGTTCTCTTGTTGAGTAATTTACAATATTAATCCAGTTTACGCCTGGCCTAAAAACAATAGTCTTAGCAACTGCTGTAGCTGGCTGAGTAAAATTACCACGTACTATAATTGTTCCGTCCATAATATCTCCTTTATTGTGCTAATGTAGCTCTTAGGTTGATAACCCAGAGATCGTTGGTTATTCTTGGACATGTCGCAAATTTATAGCCTACAGAAGCGTTCAACGCTAATGGGCCATCATAAATTGGCGGTCTGTAGATAAAGGACGCACTGTATCCATCTTGCTGTACAGTTGCATAAGCTTCCATACCAACACAGAAAATGTTATATACGTCTTGACCTTGAACAGAAGCAGCTGGGCTGATTGAGCCGATGCTTGATACCAAGAATCTCAAGTTATTAACACAACCCCACTCTGAACGTAAAGCGTTTGTAGGTGCTGGATAATTACTTTTTGACGTAAAGTTATTAACGCCTTCTAACTCTTTTGTCATGTTTGTATGACATAAAGCAAAATAAGCGTCACGAACTGGAGCTGTACCAAACTTATCTTCACCTTCGATGTTATCGGAGATTGTATAAGCGTTGTTACCTAGTAATACACGTGTTACTTCAGACACGTCTAACAATGTTAGCTCGGTCGGGCTGTCGCCGTTTACGCCACCAACACAGTTAATAAATGATGCTGTTGATGCCAACATATCACGTGTTAACTGATCTTCGGTTTGACGTAGCGAAACGCCTAAACGTGCTGCACATTCGTTAAGAACAGGGTCTTGGTTTTGTAATGTTACTTGTTCGTTTAAAACTACATATGTGCCATAGAAGCTAATTTTAGCGTCAATGTCTACAGCTGTTAGGTTTTGTGGTGGTGGAGTAATACCACTGTTCCCCAAAGGAACCATAGCTGTTTGTAATGGGTTATATCTACGCATACGTAAAGTATTACCACCATTACGAGGCATATTTTTGCGCATTGCTGGGATATTATGAATCATATTTGGTACAGGTACGCTTAGCAATTTATAGCTAAAGCTCTGTTGTACTGGTGAAGGTAAAATGGATGTAGTTGTAACTGCCATTTTTGTTCCTTAGTTAAAGTTAATCAATGTACTTCAAATAAGATGACGAGTCTTTTTACAGTCTGATGATCTGGCGAGAATCTATACGGCCATTAAGAAGGGTGAGAGTAGCGAATTCTCGTTACGGCTGGCTTTATATTAGCAAAAAGTATATGAGGGTCAACTAGAGGGAGCAGATTGATACTACCCCCTATAATTTTATAAGTTTTGACGTGCTGCAAACATCTCTTTGACTAGCTGGTCTTTTAACTCTGGCGTTAAACCGTTTGCAAAAGCATTGGCATGACTCAAAGGAGATTCACTTTTTTGTGGCGCTATACTGCTCAATGACTTAGGCTTAGCTAAGTTTTGCTGTGCTTTAAGCTTGTCAGCATCGTATGAAGTATCACGATGGATATTTAATAGCTTAATCATCTTATACGCCATAGCATGGGCTTTATAAACGTCGCCTGTAGCTAAAATTGCATCGGCCACATCTGGATCTATCTCACGTAATTTTTTTTGATTTTCGTATGACACTACCTTCTCAAAGTCTGGAAAGTCGTTCTTAATACGCATCTCAGCAGTAGACATAGCTAGACGCTTAGAATCTTCTTCACGTGCTTTCTTCAGCGCTGCTAACTCTTTTTTGATACTTAAAAGATGCCTACCCTCTGCCAAGTCGTCTTCTTTAATACCAAGCTCACTAAGGTCAATCTCTTCTTCTTGAGGTTTTGTTGCAGCTTGTCGCTGTGCTAGCAACTCTCTTGCTTCATCTAATTCACGCTGTAACTTATCTTTAGACTGACGCAGTAATCGCCAATTTTCGTCTTTGACGCTCTTTAGCTCCGCCTCGATAGATTGATCTGGTTGCGCCTGTATCGTTTGCTGCGGAGCTTCCTCAACAACTTCTTCTTGTACTTGCTCAACTACTTGCTCTTCAATCATTTCAATACCTTCCTGTTGCATTTTCTTGGCTGCCTCTCTGTTCATTTGATCAATTTGTGATTGTGATGCTATTGGTAAATCCATATCCTTACGCCTTTATCAATATTGAGTTATCTGCTTCATTATTTAGCTGCTTTGACAGCTTTAACAAGTCGCCGTTTCGGTCGGCAAGTATATAATACAACAACCATCTTTCATCTGGTACTATCTCCCCTGCATGCCGTATAAACATTTCGCAGGTATCTTTTGATGGTAATACCCATAAAAACTGAATCTTATCGTCTTTATGTATCTTGTAGACTGTCTGGTCATATTCTGGGGTAGGGCACGATGTACGGTTTAAAAAGTAGTTACGTAAAACATTTTCCATCAAGCGTTCTTTTTTGGTCAACACAACTACATAGTACTCGCCTGTATATTGCTGTCTGCCACGCCGCAAGCACTCATAAAAATCTTTTTCATAAGTCTTATGTATCTCACGTTGCAA